ATCATTAGAGGTCTTTGCTAAGAAAAACCGCACCCAACATGAACGGGTACATGGCCCATATCAAAGCCTCCAGCCTGACCATCCTTCCTGATCCGCGCTCTAATCGTTCTTCAATGCTCTTAAACCTTAAGGCGCATTCCGCTTCATGTTTATCTAGCCCTTTCATACTACAAAGTCGGCTTAGTATCTGGAAAGTCAGAAGTGCTGGGCCAATTCCTGAGTGCTGCTCTGTAAATAATTATATTGTCGCGGTTGGGCCAATCTGGTGTTTGAGCCGCAATGTCAGTTGACCGTAGCTCGTCATCACGCCACTGCCTTGCTTCTTGTTCAGACGTTAAGCTAGGTACTTCAGGCGCTACATACGCTTCGTAATACTCAAAGTTTGCAGAGACAAATGTTTCGTCTGCCTTAATTCTGGGGTTAGTTACGTTCCCGTCAGCGTCTTTAATTACCCAAACATCACTCATAATTTTCTCCTGTTAAAACGGCAAGTATTGGATAAGAACAAGACCGTCACCACCTGACCCGCCCCGCGCGTATGTATCGTAGGCTTGACACCACCCACCACCACCGCCTATACCGCCGTTCCCACCTGACGCTTGTCCATTAGCGTATTGTGTAAGCACACCGCCACCACAAAGATCGCCGCCTTGCAAATCAACATCTTGGTGTTGATAGTTGTAAACATACCTAGTGTTCTGCGGCTGCGCACCATACCCTCCAGTAATTGTTCCAAAACATGAGTTAGCTAAGCCAGCATCCCCCGCATCAGCGTCAGAACCCGTCCCTTTATAAGCCACAGCGACTCTTCCTGTACCAAATATTCCAACTGACCCACCGCCAAAAAGATTTCCAGCGCCTCCAGTGTTGTTCACATTACCATTTGAAGCAGCACCACCCGTACCAACAGCACCTGCTCGAACTCCACCAACACCACCGTTAGCGGTTAAAGTTGCAGACAAGCCTGTTCCAGCTACTGTGCTATTACCTCCAGTTACTCCATTAGCGTAGTTACTTGTCGTATATCCACCAGACCCAACAACAACTACATAACTACCTCCAGTTGTTACCGCCAAAGAATTCTTTTTACAGTAACCACCAGCACCGCCTCCACCACCTGATCCACCATCCGTATCTCCTGAACCTCCACCACCACCACCGATTACATGGATGCAGACATTGCCATCCATTGGAGGAACCCATGTTTGGCTTTTAGTTAAAAAGAATTGAGGGTATACCTCTGCTACTACACCTAAAACTGCCATATTATTCTCCTAGACTTGGAACCAGCCAATCGTGTCGTTTGTGTAAACAAGCTGCGTACTGTTCCCATTGGGTAAAGTTCCATCGGCAGCAACCGAGTTAATCTTCTGTGATCCGTTTCTACCTATTGTAACTAGACCAGACCCTGCGTTACATATAATGACAGTGTTACCTGCGGAACCAGCGGGTAGCGTTATAGTAAACGCAGAACTTGAAACACAGACTAACTGGTCACCAGAAGCCGCTGTAAACGCACCTGTCTTAATCAACCAAGTGTTATATGCGCTTGCAGGGACAGAAACGGTGGCCCAATCCAGCACCCCTGATCCGTTAGTTTGTAAGTATTGGTTGGCATCGCCATCGTCAGGCGGCATTGTCAGAGTGTAGGAAGCAGCAACTGTAGCAGGAGCTTGCATAGCAACATACTGACCACCGCTTGAGTCTTGTAGTCTCAAATCACCTTGACCCAGGATGTTTAGATTACCTGTTACGCTGGCGCTTGCGTCTGCCGTTAGCAAACCTGTAACGTCTAGCGTCCCTGCGATATCTATGTTGTTAGCGAGTTTAGCGCCAGTTACTGAATCGTCAGCTAAGACACTAGTTTTTACTTGTGTTAACGCCATGTCTTAGCTCCCTAATGTCGGCTTGGTGTCTGGGAAATCAGATGTTGAAGGCCATGCTCTCAGCGCAGCGCGATATACAATTATATTGTCACGGTTGGGCCAATCGGGAGTTTGAGAAGCTTTGTCTGTTGCAAAAAGCTCGCCATCTCTCCACATTATTGCTGCTATATCCTTCGGAATTGGAGGAACTTCCGGTGTCAAATACGCTTCATAGTAGGCAAAGTTTGCAGCTACAAACTCCTCTGTCCCTTTTATACAAGGGTTAGTTACGTTTCCGTCAGAGTCTTTTATTACCCATTGGTTACTCATTGTTTTCTCCTGTTACCACGGCAAGTATTGAATTAAGATGATGCCATCGCCGCCGCGCCCACCCCAACCTTGATATGTACCGTTGGTGCTAGTGTTGCGACCTGCTCCACCTCCACCGCCTATGCCTCCATTACCCCCGTAAACCTTTGTTAGGGTTTCGTCTGTGTATATACCTACTCCACCACATAAATCCCCTGCGTCGATAGGTAAACTAGGAGTCTGACCTGCTAATGTGAAAGTCAATTGAGTGTCTTGATAACTCTGATTTCCACCACATATTATTCCGTAGCCTGACATTGCCAAGCCACCAGCGGATGCGTCAGTCTTCCTGATCGTCCCATTTCCACCAGTTGCAAATATGCCAACAGCTCCTCCAGACATATTGCCAGCGCCACCCGTGTATCCAGCCCAACCTTCTCCAGAACCTGAAACTGTTCCTCCAGTACCGTTGGCGCTTGACGTAGCTGCTGCGCCGCCACCAGAAGTTTTTGTACCCGTAAGGCCAGTACCCGCAATTGATGAAGCGCCGCCAGCGGCGCCTGTGATATTGCCGTAATTACCAGCACCTCCAACGCCAACTACTAGCGTGTATGAGCCAGAAGTAGTCACAGCAACCGATGGGATTTTTGCGTAAGCCCCTGCACCGCCGCCACGGGTACTGCTGCCACCTATCCCGGCGCTACCAGCCCCTACAACGTGAACACAAACCGTCCCATCTTGTGGGGGAACCCAAGTCTGACTTTGGGTGATTGTGAGTTGGGGAAATGCTCCCGGTGGGCTACCAATAACTGCCATATTATTCTCCTAAAGAACTAACCAGCCGGTTGTGCCATCAACGTAAACTAGCTGAACAGCGTTGCCTTGGGGCATCGTGGCGTTAGCATCAACACCGTTAATTTTCTGTGAGCTTGTTCTAGCTAAAGTTACTAGACCTGACCCGTTGTTTTTAATTGTGATTGTAGATCCAGCCGAACCAGAAGGCAGCGTGTGCGTTCTTGCACTGCTGTCGTTTGCAATGTATTGACCTTTTAAAGCTAGGCTTGTGTTTGTAGTGATGATTGCCCAGGCATTGTATTCACCGCCTATGGTTGACCACGCCATTACGCCTGAGCCGTTAGTGGTTAACGACTGTCCTGAATCTCCGTCACTTGCTGGTAAAGTTAAAACAATGTTTCCTGAATAAGAACCGTGGGGCGCGGATTGTAAGCGTGTGTAATGAGCGTTATTTGACTCGCAGTAAAAGTCTAATTTAGAGACTGTTCCAGAGTTCTTTAGGGCTATCTGCCCGTTGGTAATTGCTACGCCGTTAGAAGCTCCTCCTACTGTAAGGCCAGTAGTAACGTCTACGCTGTTAGCAAGTTTAGCGCCGGTCACTTGGTCATCAGCTATGTGAACAGTGTCAATACTTCCATCAACGTACTGGTCAGAATCAACGCTGTTTGCGGCCATTTTAGCGAGTGTGACGTTACCGTTGACTATCTTAGCTGTGGTTATAGCGTTGTCAGATACTGTACCGACAATGCTATTCGTAGCAGTCATACTCATTACTTCAATTGACGAAGAGCTGGGAGGCGCTGTACTAAAGGTTAAAGTTGTGCCTGATGTGCTGTAAGTATTCTTTTGTTGATAAACGCCGTCTATGTAGACAAAAGTATTCTGCTCTACCGAAGGGTTTATGGCTAAAGTGAAGCCAGTTGTTGAACCATTACCCGTGTAATTATTTGTTGTTAAATTAGCGCCACCGCCACCAATCTCGCCCCATTCAGTTGTGTACCCTTCAAACCCGCCTGTAGTGCTGTTATACCTAAAGTAACCCGCTGCGGGCGACCCTGGCCTTTGTCCTGTTGATCCGACAGGCATGTGAACCGCATCTGTTGCAGTACCAATGTCTAAAGTTACATCGGGGCTACTATTTAGAATACCTATGCGGTTGGTGCTTCCTTTGACGACAAAAGTGCTTGAGTCAATAGTCAAATTTGCGCTTGTCAATGTCTCAGTAAGTGTTACATTTCTAAAACCTGAAGCGTCTTTGTCGCTGTCAACAGTTACTGCTTTGCTCGCTACAACTGTTCCAACCGCTGCACCTGTATCTAAATAATTTAATTCTGCGCCGGTAGCAGTTACCGCTGTTCCTGAATAGTTAAGGTTTCCTGTTGCAATGTTGACTTCGCCCGTACCTTTTGGCGTAAGCGTCAAATCTACGTTGCTATCCCCGCCTGATGTCCCAATGACTACCGCGCCGCCCGTTGCAGCGTTAGTAACCTCAAGCTCGTTGACCGCACTGCTAGTAGTCTGCATCTTGATAAGCTCGTTGCCGTTCGCATCAGCAAGAAACCCACCATCTACGATTTTAGCAGCGGTTAATGTTTTATTGGTAAATGTAGTGGTGCTAGAAGGTGTTACACCAGACTGATTATTATCGACGTAGGCTTTTATAGATTGTTGGGTGGCTAATTTCGTAGCTGAATTTGATGCTAAATTATCTTCATCAAGAACAGCAGATCCGCTAACGCCTGTATTTAAAACTGCTGACGTTAAAGTCTTGTTTGTAAATGTAGTTGTGCTTGAAGCGGTTACGTCACTGACTTTACTGTCTACATACGCTTTAATACTTTGCTGGGTAGCTAATTTTGTAGCTGAATTTGATTGAAGGTTGTCTTCATCAAGAATGGCTGACCCGCTCACACCTGTGTTTAATACCGGAGATGTCAGGGTTTTATTTGTAAGAGTTTGCGCGGTGGTTGTTCCTATTGCTTCATTCCAAGTTCCTAAAGAACCACCATCATCACGATTCCACCACAGTTGATTACTTTCGGTAATTGCAACTTGCCCGTATCTAATTTCTCCAGTAGCGGCAGTGTTTCTAACCGCAGAGATTACAACCGCTCGATCAGTAGAAGGCGCGTTGGAGCTTGATGCCTGAAGCGCATAGAAACCAGATTTTTTTAAGCCGACTTCTGTAGTGTTGGATGCATCTGATATAGATGTGTTGCCAGCGTTTGACGCATCAGCATCATTAATGATTGCTTGAAGCTGCGTTGTTGTTTGGGTTAATTGACCCATCTGTTCATCCCCTTAGAA